TTTCCCTGTTTAATAATTGTAATTTTAACTGTTAACCCATGTAGATATCGATTTAATCTTGTGTAATGTAACTTTAGTAAACTTATCTTTCACAGTCTCAGCAATCTTGAAATTCTCTAATTTTGTTATGATCCATAAATGAGATTTCCAAGAGTATATATTTCTCATTATAGTATTTGCATCACCTAAACCAGAAAGATCAATATAAGCAACAACATCTCTTGCATTTCTGTCATATAAATCATCAAGATAATTTTTCCATTTTGTGTCATATATTCTAGAAACATTCATAGATTCTTCAGTTTGAGTATTGTCACTAGGCCAATATCCTAATTTATATTCATTATCATAAACATTACTTATTGTTTGTTCAGTTTGATAAACACTATATGTGAAATTAGTGTCTTTAATGAAATAAGTTTCACTTAAGTCATATAATCCATCTAATCCATCTTGTTGTGTGAAATTCCAGCTTGCGATTTTATAACTTGAAGGACTCCATCCATTTATTGCATCATATGTTTGATATAAGTCTTTTGTGAACATTGGAATAACCCAAGGTGCTGAAGATCCATCATCTTTTGCTATCATTGTTTGTCTATCTCCTGCAGTGTAGCCCCATCCATAGAAAAAACCATTATAAGAGAAGTCATATTGATAACATCTTCCTTGGTTTAGATAATATTGCTCATAATTGTCGTTTGATAACAATAATCTTGGTGAGATGATATAATAATCGCCATGTTCTTGATCTTGAAAAACTTGTGAATGATCATAATTCTTCACAAAACCATTCAAGAATATAAGTGAGGCATTAAAGTCAGTCATTTTTTGTGTTTTATCAAATAATGCATTCTTTGGAAATGGATCACGAGTAGCCAATAATGTATTACTTGTAGATGAAACACCTAATGTAAACTTCTCAGCATTTTGAATATTGTCAGGTATTTGAGGATCTTTATAGAACAAATTCCAAGATATAGTTGTAGTGTTATATGCTTTTGGAAATTGATTATATATGTTGTAGAATATAGAGCTTTGTTGCCAATCAATAGTGTTTTCAAAAATGTTGTCGTTCAATAATTCTGTGTCAGGTAGTGGGTATTCAATATTTGTGTCATAACGTTTGATATTGAATTTATCTTTTGAAGTTCTATTGAATATATCAACAGGGTAAGTTTCAGGAGTAGATAATCCTATATTGATGTTCTTATATTCTGCTGTCACATTCTTTATATTTATGTCTCTTCCTATATCAACACGATCACTTAAATCATATATATTGTTTTGATGATAATTTTTAAAGTCTTTTATATATATTATTTTTGCTGTGTCATCACATATAAACCTGTAATTCATTAATTTACAGAAACCTGAAAGATATTCCATTGGGCTTTTTGAATATGCGAACAATAATTTCTTATCTATTTGAAGTGGACGATAACCAGATGATTTAGAAACAAATATTCCTTCTTTATGATTTATGTATTGTCCAGCTTCTTCTGCATTTTCTAATTGAAAAGAATATCTATCATTATTTGAATAGAAAGGCCATTTGCTCATTGTGAAACTATTTGTTGAAGGTACCCCAAAGAAAGAGTTTAAAGTATCTTGGTAAAGAGAAGGAGGATCTGGTCTTGCATCATCTTGTGTTCCATAAACTCCGGAGTTTATAATTCGAGTATTACCTTCTTTTATGTCAACAGTCCAACAAGATAAAGAGTATTGATCGATCTCAAAATTTCCACGGGTGTCAATGTCTAAGGTTGTTTTAACTTCTTCAGTACCAAATTTTAAATGTAATGTAGTTGGGTTGCTTCCTGTTGTTGTAATGTTATATGTAGATATATTATGAATATTTATTTCATCAATATTCGTTATTTCAGTCATTCCTAATCTATTGAAATGATTTATAATTGGTTGTTTCAATGTTGCAGCTTCATTGCTTGCATATGAATATCTATGCGAATTATTAACATAAAAAACATCAGCAATTACTTTATGAACGGTATATCTTAATTTGAACACTGTAATTAAAACATATGTGCTCTTAAAGAAATAATTTCGACTTGGTTGATTAGGTGATCCTGGAATTATTACATAAGCACAAGAGTCAATTGCATAAGTATTATTAGTTTGGTAACTTGGTAGCATAATTTGGAGGCCTGCTTCTATATCCAATGTAGGATATAATGTTTGAAAGAAACCATATGTTCCTTGTTCAATCTCATTCACTATTCCTTGACTATCTCTTAGTGTCATTGTTTGTGTGTCATTATTAACGGCATTAGCATCAGCATTATCTCCATTATAATCAACATCAGCAGTAATTTCATCATAAGATATTGTATAGTTTGCTTCTAAATTTTTTTCTTGCTTCAATTTGTTCATCAAAACATAACTATATAACCAATAAGGTGAAGTTGTTATGCTTTCATCCCATTCAACTGTGTAGCCTCCATTATTTATTGGTTGTGAAATAACATTCATCATTTTTGAAAGTCTTATAGCAACAGGTAATTCATTTATTCTCAATTCTCCTGCTTCATAAGGATCTAGATCTCTTGAAAATTTTACCATTCCATATAAGCCTTCTCTATCAACATCTTGAGGATCAAAATTTTTGTTTAATGTAGTATATGTCTTTCCGTCATAATTAAATGAGTCCGGGAAAGAGTTCTTCAATATTTGTTTTGTGTTGTCACTTATATATTTTATTGTGTCACTCATATTTTGATTTATTGTGTTGACGAGCATAGTTTTAGAATCAAAATCTTCATATAATCCAGTGTAGCATGGGACAAAAACAACATCTCTATCTATAAGTGTATTTCCTTCATAAGGATAAAGTGGTGATAAATTATGATAACTTTCAGCAATTGTTATCGATCTTCCATCATATAAAAGAACTTGATTTTCATTTTCAGGTGTTGTTCCACTTCCTGCATACGTTCCACCATTAGGGCCAGCTCCAATTTTTGGTGTCCAGTTCCAATAAAGATCATATAGAGTCTTTGGTGAACCATCTTCATTATAACTTAAATTATAGAAGAATTCACCAAGTCCTCCATAAAGTGTCAATTGGTAAGTGTATTCATAATCATTCTTCACTATTATATTGTCAAGAGTACAGTAGCCTCTATTTATAAGTGCTCCATTCTTATTGATGAACCAATTAACTTTTTTATGAGGATCATATTCATATTCAATATTTCCTGTATTGTAATCATTTAAATATTTGTCATATCTAAATATATAACCAAAAACGAAATTGTTGTTTTGTGTTCCTGGGATGTTAACAGTCTTTGAAAATGAATTCTTTATAGACGAAAGTTTTTCTGGATCTATTTGCTCATAAGTAAAGTTGATTTCAAGATCATCTGTTATATCTATTTTCTTATTCTCTATATAAAGTTCTATCATAAAATATTGTAGAGATTTATTTTTTATATTCTAGAATGCTCTCTGTTTAATTATTTAATTTAGTATAATAAAATATATGGTAAATAAATTAAAGTACTTCAGAGAGCAAATTTTAATATTCAATTAACTCTTCTTTTTATATTCTATATTTAGGTTGAGATGAGTTCACTTCAATTGTGTAAGTGTATAATTTTCTTCCTTGATTTTTATATGTTTTATGTTCACATTTTTGATTCATTATATTAACAGGAATAATCTTATCTTCATCCAAGTCATGCAAGAATATTTTATTTGAGGCGAGTAAATTAATCATCTTTTCACTATGTTGATCATCTAAGAAAGAAGTGTTTAACTGCCAGTCTTCTTGTATAGTTGTCAAATAATCAACTTTATTGAAGTCTAATGAACCTGCGATGTAATTCTTTTTATATGAAAGTCTAGAAAGTTTGTCTTGTTGAATAACTTTTCCGCGGAACAATAAAGAATCCCATCCACCATTTTGATTTAGATAATATAAACAATATCTGTAGCATGTGTGAGCAACAGTGTATTTTCTTGCTCCAACATAAAGATCAACAGTGTCTTCAAGTGGTAATGAATTTCTTGTAACTAAAAAGTCATAAGAGTAAGCATATGAAAATTCACCAGGGAAATTATCTATATCACTCAACTTCTTAACATAATTATAATGTAGATTATCTTCTATATTATATGAGTCAACAGGAATGCTATCTATTCTCACTGTAAAAATATAAGGGACTTCAAGAGGGTGAAATGAGTATAACAAATATTGTCTAATATCAACAAGATCAAATATTGGATCTGAAAGAACTTCATATGTAGAGTTATCATAGCTCCAATCATATGAAATTGTTATGTCATCCATAGTTGTTGTATTCCATCCATCTGTTGTATAATATATGTAGAAAGTACGTTCTGAATTAGCATCTGGTTGTAGTGCACTAATGAAAGATATTCCATAAGGCTTAACATATTGAGAAAGTATTTCATTCAAATTTTGTATATAATAACCATTTATAATAAAACCATCATATATTACGCCTGTTGTCTCTGTCTCAGGGGTTTGTGACTGATGATCTAGTATTCTAAAATATGTGCTTTCTGAAACAACTGGTAAATTTATTGTTTGCCAAGATTTATATGAATAACTTGCCATAATCTAATAGTATTTTTAATAAATATATTTTATTTTGTTTTTATTTTTTACATTAAGTTCATAGTATATTGTAGATCATCAGATATTGCTTGAGATATTCTAGCTTCCCATCTTTGCCATGTAAGATCGAGTGCTTCACTAAACTGGTTGCCTGCTTTAATTCCTTCTTTAGCAATCTTTCTTCCAATTAAAAAAGATAATTGCTTTTCACTTGGTGATTTCAATCCATTTATAGGACGTGGAATTATAGGCTTCACTTTAATCCAACTAAGAATTGCTTGTGGTGGTGGAAATTTTCCAGGTCTTCGTCCATATTCAACATATTTCCAATAACTTGCCAATGATATCTCACCTGATAAAGATCCATTACTGAAATTTAT